CGTATTACATATGTTGCCAACGCTGCTGGTTTAACAACTACCAGTAATGAAATCACTGTTGGCTCATCTTCTAACCTAGCCAAAGGTCTTATCGAAATTGATGATGAACTCATCTGGATTGATTCCTTTGATAAGGCTAACAATAACCTTAACGTAGTGCCAGGATTTGGTCGCGGCTTCCAAGGAACCACCGCCTCACCTCACGCACAGTATGCTCAAGTTACACTGTCTCCTACCTTTCCTCGCAACAATATCAAGAAGGCAATCAACGATACGATCAACAGCTTCTATCCTAAGCTCTGGATTGCTGCTTCTTATACCTTCACCTTTAACGCATCTCAGACTACATACCCATTGCCTGATGATTGCGAAGATGTTTTGTTTATCTCTTGGCAGACAACAGGTTCTAGCCAAGAATGGCTACCGGTTAATCGCTGGCGCTTAGATGGTATGGCAAATGCTGCCACCTTTAATACACAGAATACGATAAACATTTATGAGAACGTACAGCCTGGTCGTACAATTCAAGTTTGGTACACAGCAACGCCTAACACTCTTGACGCCAACACAGATGATTTTGCTGACGTATCTGGCCTACCAGATTCTTGCAAGGATGTTGTCGCACTCGGAGCAGCATACAAGTTACTGTCTTACCTTGACGCAGGACGAATCAATCTCTCTAGTGCTGAAGCAGATCTAAACGATTCCAAGATCCCATCATCTGCTGGAGTTGCTGCATCTCGTTATATCTTTGCTCTATTCCAACAGCGACTCAACGAAGAAGCATTGAAGTTAGCTGACAAGTATCCAATTCGTATCCACTACACCCGATAAGGAAAACCAATGACACGTAAATACTCAAGTATCAGCGTACAAACAACGCTGGCCTCTGGTATCTCAAACTCTGCTACATCTATGACTGTGGCTACTGGTACTGGTGCTGCCTTGCTCGGTGGTGTAACGCTATCCTCTGGCAACATTGACACCTTCTCAATTACTATTGACCCAGATACGCAGAACGAAGAGATTGTTTTTATCACTGCTAACTCTAGCGATACCTTTACTATCGTTCGTGGTCAGTCAGGATCTAGTGCAATCTCACACTCAGGTGGTGCAACAGTAAAGCACGTCTTTGTATCTGAAGCACTAAACGCTTTTGAATCAGGTCTCAATGAGACTATCCCACTTAACAACCAGACTGGCACAATATACACATTGGTAGCAGGAGATGCTGGAGATCTAGTAACTCTTACCAACGCAGCAGCAATTACGTTAACCGTACCAACTAACGCAACTGTTGCATTTGCTATTGGAACTCAAATTACAATTACTCAATCTGGAGCAGGAACGGTGACAGTCGCTGGTGCAGTTGGTGTTACAATCAATAGTGCTGACGGTGACCTAAAACTTAGATCACAATGGTCTGCCGCAACTCTTATTAAAATTGATACAAATTCTTGGATCTTGATTGGAGACATTAAAGCATAATGAGAATCTTAGGAACAGTCGCATCATCCTCACGTGAGGTACCAAATGCGCCAACAATTGGAACAGCAACAAACGTCGGAACTAGTCGTGCCTATAACAACGGTGCTGCTACAGTAACCTTTACTGCACCTACCTTTGATGGTGGATTACCTATTACTTCTTACACAGTTACCTCTAGCCCTGGTGGGTTTACTGGTACAGGTGCCTCCTCTCCAGTAACAGTAACCGGTTTGCAATCAAGCACCTCATATACCTTTACTGTAACAGCAACTAATAGCAGTGGCACAAGTGCTGCTTCTGCTGCATCTAATAGCATCACTGCAACTACAGTTCCACAGGCTCCTACTATCGGAACTGCTACTGCTGGAAGTGCAAGCGCAACTATTACTTATACAGCAGGTGCAACAGGTGGTGCTGCAGTATCTGTATACACAGCAACCTCTTCACCAGGTGGACAAACAGGCACAGGCGCAAGTCCAATTACAGTTTCAGGATTGTCTAACGGAACGGCTTATACATTTACAGTTACAGCAACTAATGCAAATGGAGCATCTACTGCTTCATCTGCATCTAACTCAGTTACTCCAGCTGTGCCTGCTACACCTAGCGTTACATACCTTGTTGTTGCAGGTGGTGGTGCAGGTGGAGGCACAACCACTAATACCTCAGGTGGCGGCGGTGGCGCTGGAGGTTATCGCACTTCAACACTTTCAGTATCGGCTGGAGTTGGTTATACAGTAACAGTTGGCGGCGGTGGTGGCGGTGTGGCTAATGGAACTGGTGGAAATGGTGGAAATTCAGTATTTTCTTCAATTACCTCAACTGGCGGAGGCGGCGGTGGACGCGGAACAAATGGATTGGAAGGAAACGGCCTAAGCGGTAACAGCGGTGGTTCAGGTGGCGGCGGCGGCAATCCAGGTGGCGGTGCTGGTGCTGGAACAGGGGGACAAGGAAATAACGGTGGCATAGGAGGCGCTATGGGCGGTGCTGGCTCAGGTGGCGGTGCGAGTGCCGCAGGCGCTGCTTTTGGCAATGGTGGTGCAGGCTCCTATAGTTCTATTAGTGGCGCATCTACTCCGTATGCAGGTGGCGGTGGCGCTGCTACAAATGGCGATCAAACAACTGGTGGCGTAGGAGGTGGTGGCTCGGGTGGAGGATTTAGTGGTAATGGAGCGCAAGGCACTCCTGGAACAGCAAACACTGGTGGCGGCGGCGGCGGTTGTAAATCCAATTCCACTACTGGTAACAACGGTGGTTCGGGTATTGTAATTATTTCTTATTCAAATACATATCCTAATGCGGCATCAACAACAGGTTCACCATCATTTGCCAATACTGGCGGAAACAAGATTTATACTTGGACTGGAAGCGGGAGTATCACATTCTAATGGCACACTTTGCAGAACTAGATGATACAAATATAGTTAAGCAAGTAATTGTTGTATCTAACAATGAGTTGCTTGATGAGAATGGAAACGAATCTGAGCAAAAGGGCATTGACTTTTGCACCAACCTTTTAGGTGGCACTTGGATTCAAACTTCTTACAATGGAAGTATCCGTAAAAGATATGCAGGAGTTGGTTTTCTTTATGACCCAATTCTTGATGCCTTTATTGGACCTAATCCATATCCATCCTGGATATTAAATACAATTACCTGTAATTGGGAAGCGCCAATCCCATATCCAACAGACGGCAAAGATTATTATTGGAATGAAAAATCCTTATCTTGGATTGAAACGCCAACCTTTTCTCCACCTAATAACAACTGGGTGGTTTAATGGCTTACCTATATTTTAATTTTAGTAAAAATCCTGAAAAGCCGTGGATTATTACTAAAACAAATTTAGATAGAACAGAGCGCATTAGTATGGAATATGCAACTGAAATAGAAATTAACGTACCTTGTAAAACTTTTGCAAATCATTTGCATTACTTTACTTGCGAAGGTGAAGTTACCTGGGATGGAACTAAAGCAATAATTAATGCTAAATAACTAAGGAGACATAGTGGCCTACGGCGACGACATCACAGAGGGAATACCCTACGTACTTTCCAACCCAGCAGGTGCCACTAACTTCTCATCTACTGGTGAAGCCTACGATATAGCTATTGCTGGTTTGCCGTTCTTCTTACTCAACTCTGATGAGGCACCTTATCGTCGTGTCACAGCTCAGTATCGTAAGCAACAGATTGACCAGTCTCGTGAACCTGGTGAGCAGACGCTTACCGGTTGGTGGCTACGCAGCCAGAGTTCTTTCCACTACGGACAAGGCATCAAGTTCTTTGAACCTATCCAAGATGAGTCGCTTCGCTTCCAGTACACAGAGTCTAAAGGTGTAGATGTCTGGACTAAGGGACAGGCAACACTGCTTAAATCTTGTGATGCTCAGCATCTAACTACTGGCGGTATTCAATCCAATGGTCGTCCTTGGCAAATGATGCGCTCTATCCAATGGACTACAAGTAGTATTAAGTACGACGGTGTGCTTCTTACCGATGAGTACGATGTAGATAAGGTCTTCCCAAAGATCACAGTATCTATTAGTAATAAGGCGCTTACTTCTAACGTAGCAACACTGACTACTACTGCAGTACACGGACTATGTACAGGTATGGAAATTGTTATTACTGGTGTGGATGCTACATTCAATGGTACATACCGCATCACTGGTGTCCCTACCACTACTACTTTTACCTATGCTAAGACTGCATCTAACGTTGCATCTACCGCCGTATCTCCAGTAGGTACAGGTGTTGCAGAGGTTATCCACTTTGTGGACTATAACTCAGGATCAGACTACCCAGTATTTGCAATCTGCGATGATGGAATCAATGCTTACTGGGTTACAAATAGATTAGTTGGCGCAAACCAAAGACTTACTGTGTATAAGAAGGCATTAACCGGTGACTCAACTACTGCAGAAACTCAAATGTTTCAGTCAACTACGGTTGCAACTACCAACGCTGTTATGGAATACACCAAAGAACGTATCATTATGTGTGTCAATGATTCAGTCTATGAGTTTCCAACTAACCAATCATCTATGCCTACTGCCGTCTATGTACACAAAGACGATGACCACATTTTTACTAGCGTTACCTCTAGCGGTGCAGCTATCTATATCTCAGGCTATAGCGGTATCCAGTCCAACATCTATAAGTTTACCCTGACTACAGCAGGTGCTATGCCTACGCTGACTAGTGCTATCACTGCAGCAGAACTACCAGTAGGAGAGATCGTATTTAAGATTGCTTACTACCTTGGCAATATGGCTATTGGTACAAACCAAGGTATGCGTATGGCAGATGCAAGTCAGTTAGATGGTTCGATTACCTACGGTGCTTTAATCTTTGAATCAGACCAACCAGTCTATGACTTTGGTTTCCGTGATAGATACATCTGGGCAGCATCTGGCGTTGATGGTCAGGTCGGTGTGACTCGTGTAGATATGGGTCAACCACTAGGTAACCTTCAGTTCCCTTATGCCTGGGACTTGTATGACCCAGCAGATACGCTAGGCCACCACACCACAGCTTGTGCTTTCCTTGGCGATACCAACCGCTTAGCATTTTGTAATGCTGGCAATGGTTCAAACGGTGATATCTACATTGAGTCAATATCTACTTTAATATCAGAGGGAACTATCCGTACAGGTTATGTTCGATACAACACACTTGAACTAAAAATCTTTAAGTTAATGCAAGCTCGTGTAGATACCACTAATGGCGGCTTATACGTTGACTCTATTGATTATGCAGATAACTTCTACCGCATTGGTACCTTTGCACAGGAATCAGTAGTACCAGAAGTTAACATCAACTATCCTCAAGCATCTCAAGAATACCTTGGCTTCCAGTTTACATTGACTCGTTCATCTAGTGATGCAACTAAGGGTCCACTGTTTACTGGTTATCAGATCAAGGCACTGCCTGCTATCCCACGTCAACGACTTATCCAGTATCCATTGTCTTGCTTTGACCACGAATCAGATCACTTCGGCGTTGAGGTAGGTTCTGAAGGTTCTGCTTATGATCGTATGACTCAACTTGAATCTGTTGAGAACATAGGAGACACCATCCGTGTTGAGGACTTTAGAACTGGTGAGTCTTACATTGGACTCATCGAAGAGCTTGACTTCATCAATAAGACACCATCAGATAAGCGCTTTACCGGATACGGTGGAGTGCTCTTAGTAACCATTAGGACGGTCTAATGCAGGCACAAGACTACGCAACAGTAGCTGTTGCAGTAATGACAATTGTCGGTGGCTTTGTTGGCGCAGTTCGTTGGCTAGTAAAGCATTACCTCAATGAACTTAAACCCAATGGTGGGTCAAGTGTCAAAGACTCCATTGCAAGATTAGAAACCAAAGTAGAAATTCTTTATCAGATAATGATTCAAGAAGGAAAGAAGTGAACAATGAAACTTGTAAAGAAAGCCACGCCTGCCGCTATTGCTGTCCTTCGTCAAGCCACAGCGATCAAGCCTTCCCGCAAGAAAGCCTCGGATGGTTTACTTCCATCAGCAGCACACCTCAGTCAGAGTCCTAACAGTGACCACAACACAGGTTACGCAGTAGATCTAACCCACGATAAGTTAGGTGGCATTGATTGCGCTAATCTATTTCAAGAACTAAAAGCAGACAAGCGGGTTAAGTATCTTATTTTCCAGGGCAAGATCTGGTCAGCAGATCGTGCCTCAGAAGGGGACCGTGATTACGACGGTTCCAATAAGCACAACAAACATCTTCACATCTCAATCAAAGAGGGCTGTGGAGATGACACTTCCCCTTGGTTCCCTTGGTTGGGAAAACCCAAGGCCGTCAACAAAGTTAAGGCAGCAGTTAAGCCTTTACCTAAGAAGAAGGAGAACCAATGAACAAAACAACAAAGGCAGTAATCGCATCATACCTACGTGCAGCAGTAGCATCCGTGCTAGCTCTGTACTTAGCAGGCGTCACAGATCCAAAGGCACTAGCAGCAGCAGCAGTATCAGCAGTTGCAGGCCCAGTACTCAAGTGGCTTGACCCTAAGTCAGCAGACTTTGGACGCGGAGCTAAGTAGACGTAGAACCGCAGCGCGAGGCAAACAGGAGGTCGGTCCCTACGGGGACCGGCCTTCTTTTTTTGTCCCTAAAATATGCCAGAGTTTGAATCACCTGATAGGTGAGTCTTTAATCTATGACAGTTAGCGCATAAGGTTTGTAGATTGTGTGGATCATTATTCCAACGGTCACCGTCTTTGTGGTCTACATCTAGCTGAGAGATGTGTACTGGTATAAACCCACACTGTTGACATTCTGTGCCTTTATGTCTAGCGTATGGATAGACGGTGTTGTTGTAGTTGCGCTTCCATACAGTGCGACAGCGATACCTACTAGAGAGCTGGTTCTTCTTGTCTCTTAGTTTAATCTTTGTTGGGCCACAAATAGAGCACGTGGCAGTGCGTTCTTCTTCGTTATAGTTACTGAGTTTGTGCTGCATCTTTGTCTATTGGACAAGGCACAACTACTAGATTCCCGCAGTTGACACAGGTTGCATCTAAGAAGTACCAGACTAACTCGTAGTCTTCAAAGGAGGCCATAACACTAAAGACTTGTGAGCCACACGGACACACGTGAAGTGGTCCTAAACCCCGCAGATCGGTCCCAAAGGGCTCAGGAAGGGCATTCCTACGCCATCTAAACGATGGCAGGGTTGGTAGACGGAACCGCAGGGTTACTGTACGGTTGGTACTGCTGCGCCCATTAAGGGCGCCCGTCTGTTTAATTCGCCTCACGGCTCATATTGTAACGCCTAGTAGGTGTCGCTATGCGACGACACGCCGTAGTGGTGATAGCATTCTAGTATGACAACAATCGCAGCGATAGAGGGTATTGATTACGCAGTTCTAGTAGCTGACTCACAGATCACAGAAGATAATCTCGTGACGTTAGCGACCAGTACACCCAAGATCGTTGAGGTTGGTAAGTATCTCATCGGGATATCAGGTGATACCAGACCAGGCGACATCCTTGCCTATAACTGGAAGCCTCCGGCGTACAAGGGTGAAGACCCTGCACAATTTATGGGAAAGAAAGTTATACCCAGTATCAACCAAGCGTTTACCGACAATAACTACGACTACAACAAGGCGGACAAAGATGGTGGCTTCGATTATCTCATTGCTTTTAACGGCAATATCTTTCGTATTGCTTGTGATCTCTCTTTTTTCCAAGCAAATCACGGAGCGTATGGCATTGGTAGTGGGGGTCAACTTGCTCTTGGCTACCTGTATTCAGTTTGCAAACCTGATATGGAATTAGAATACGCCAAGAGACACGCCCGTAAAGCAGTAGAGATTGCGTCGGTACTTGACGCTAACACTGGCAAGCCCATACAGTTAGTAGTCCAAGAACGGTTCTAGGAGGAACTATGGCAGCAAAAGAAATAAGAATGGGTAAGTGGCTAACCTATGGTCGGATAGGTGGCTTTGGTATTGGATTTAGTATAAGTAGATTCTACGTTAATCTAGACCTTGGGTTCTGGTACATAGGATTTGAGTACTAATGATTATGACAGATGAGTACGCTGCCCAATACTTTCATCGTATGGGCTGGCAGTCAGCACAGCTAACTCACTCATTTAATCCTATGGCAATGCGTGAAGTAATTGCACAAGAGATTGACGCAACCAAAGAAAAGTTTTCGTACCTTGCAAAAGATAAAGAAGATCCAGATAGACCCTACTACATAGGGTATTGCAATGGTTTATTCTTTGCATCCTTAATTGCAAGAGATATTAGAGGCAGAAAAGAGGATGCGAAAAATGACAGTTACTGATCCAAGGGAACTACTACTGACTGCACTACGTGCAGGTGATGCAAAGCGTTCACGTTCTACACAGGTACAGATTGGTCCATCAGAGGTAGGTGGCTGCCGACGTAAGGTGTGGTATCGACTTAACGATCAACCAGAAACTAATGACAATGAGTTAAAGCTCGCTGCGATAATGGGTACTGCTATCCACGCAGAAATCGAAAGAGCATTAGCAGATAATCCAGATGTGCTGATTGAAACTGAAGTTGAATACAATGGAATGAAAGCACACATTGACTGTTTCGTACCTGGTACTGGTGATGTGATTGACTGGAAGACAAGCAAGGTCCGGAACCTTTCTTACTTTCCATCAACACAACAACGGTGGCAGGTGCAGCTATATGGCTACCTCCTAGCTAAGAACGGCTATGCGGTCAACCGAGTGTCACTGGTAGCAATTGCCAGGGACGGGGACGAAAGAGATGTCAAGGTTCACACCGAAGACTACGATGAGTCCATTGCACTAGAAGCACTCGGTTGGCTAGCGGCTGTTAAGGAATCAGCAGAGGCACCAGCACCTGAGAAGGATGCAAGTTACTGTCAGCATTACTGTAAGTTCTACGACTCATCAGGTGAGATGGGATGCGTTGGTCTAAAAAAAGAACGTACACCAGTCAGTGATGTAGTCATTGATGATGTAGATATTGACAAGAATGCACTGTTGTATCTACAGTTAGCAGCGCAGATTAAAGAGTTAGAAACACATCAAGATTCTTTGAAGACATCCTTCGAAGGAGTACTGGGTACTACTAATTCAGGTATCGAACTTAGTTGGACAACTGTTAGAGGGCGCGAGTCAGTTGACAGTGAGCAAGTAGAAAAACTATTAGGGTTTGTCCCTAAGAAGGTAGGAGCTGAGAGTCAGCGACTATCAATCAAGCAAAGTGGAGGCAAGTAAATGGCTACAGAAGGAACAAAGTTCCAGATTAACTACAAGTTAAATGATGGAACACTCATCAATCTTTACGCAGCAACAGTTCAGGAACTAGAGACAGGTCTTGCAGACATTGCAATGAACGCTGCAAACATCCGTGCTACTGGATCAGAACTATCAGGTGGAGTACAAGCACCAGCACCAACAGTTGCAGCAGTTGCTCAGGCTTTTAATGCAACACCAGTTGCAGCAGCACCAGTACAATCAGGTGGCGCTAATAGTTGTAAGCACGGTGCTATGTCACTACGTTCAGGTGTAGGACAAAAGGGTCCGTGGTCAGGTTATATGTGTGCAGCACCTAAGGGTGCGCCAGATAAGTGCGAGACAATCTGGGTTCGATAACCAATGCGGGAGCCAAGTCAATACGAAGCTCCTAGTTGTGAAAGTGTTGGTGGGGACTTCTGGTTTCCAGACACCAAGATTGATGCTAAATCAATTGAAGATACTAAGTATGCAGTAAGTATCTGTAATAGGTGTCCCCATCGAAGAGAATGTGCAGAGTGGGGAATCAAGAAAGAATACTTTGGTATCTGGGGTGGTCTTACTTTAAGACAGCGCCAGAAGATCAGAGATCAACGAGGCATTAGATTGAATCAGGAGAAGGACATTGCTTAATCTTTCCCGCGCTTGGAGTGGAGTGCTTACCAAAGCAACACCACTACCTGATGTGTGGGATGGGTTAAAGGCAGAAGGTATTAAGTTTCGCAGAGGCCAGGTATGTATGGTAGCTGCAGCACCTAATGCTGGTAAGTCTATGTTCTCCCTGATCTATGCAATCAAAGCCAAGGTTCCTACACTTTTCTTCTCCGCAGATACTGATACCACTACTGTAATGATGAG